ATAATCTTTTTTTCAATATTTATAAAAAAGAGTTAGAAAATGAAATTGTTAAAAATAAAACAAACAAATAAGATTTATTATCAATCAAATTTAGATAATTTATATATTAAATTTAATAACATTAAAGAACCAATGGTTAAATTCAATGATAGATATCTTGTTGGTTCTGTTAAACCAGATAAATTAGGAGATTATGAATTGCAAATAGTTGATGAAAATGATAATATTATAGCTACAACAATAGTTAGAGTTGTAAATGTTTTACCATATGAACAATGGAAAATGAGTAAAGGATAATAATATGCTTGATTTACAAAGAGTCGTAGATACTTATGATGTATTAAGTGCTAAAGTAAAAAATGATTTAAACGATGAATTTAAAAAAGGAAGAATAAAAGGAACTGAATATGCAAATGTATATTCAAGCTTAATGAGTATTATATTACAACTATCTATGCAAGTACCAGAAATAGACCATAAGTTATGTTTGATAGATGCACAAAGAGAAAACACAATAAGAAATACAGCTAAAATGGATGATGATGTTGTAGCAAAAGTTCTTGATAGTATGCTTAATAGTTGGGCTGAAGCATTTAAAAGTGGTCAATTAGAATATATACCATCTATAGTAAATGATGATAAAATTACTGATATTGTAAATGCAATGATTACAAGAGTTGATAATCAAGAATGGAGAAATGATAATTATTGTGGTTTAGAAAAGGATAACAATGAATAATATATATGAGTTATTTCAACAATCTAAAACATATAAACAACAAATAGATGAAAAAATATCTAATAGAATTAGTCAATATAATGGAGAGCCATATGGTAATGAAAGAGAAGGAAGAAGTAAAATAGTATGGAAATTAGGTAAAAAACAAATTAAAACATTAGTTTCTAATATTGTTAAGCAATTCACTGGTTCTCCATCAATAGTAAGATTATCTCCAATAGCTAAAAATGATGAATATAAAGCTAAAATAGATGAAAGATTAATTAACTTTTTTTATGATAAAGAAATAGATAATGTATCTTTTAACAAAAGATTAGCACTTATTACAGCAAAAGAAGGAACTTGTGTAGTTAAAGTAGGTTGGAGAAAGAGAACTAAAAAAGAAAAAATATTAGTAACTGATGAAGAAGCTAATCAATTAATAAATCAAGGATTGGTTCTTGAAAAAGAAAATGATACTTGGTACAAAATTAATATTGTTGAAAATAAACCAACACTTGAAATAATACCAAACGAAGATGTTTATACTGACCCATTAGCATATGAACAAAAAGATTTAAGATATATTTTTATTAGAAAAGAAGTAACAAAAGAAGATTTATTGTCAAATCCAATTCTTGATAAAGAAAAAGTCCAACAATGGATAAATGAAGCATATAAATCAAAAGATGTTGGTTCTGAAAATGATTTACATAATAGAGAAATGTGGGAAATATATTTAGAAGAAGAACCAAAGAAAGATGAAATTGATACAAAAGTTAGTTTATATGAATTTTGGTATAAAAAAGATGGACAAGTAAAAGTTAAATATTTGATATTTGATGGTGGTGAAACAAAAGTATTTGCTGAAAAAAATATTGAATTTGATTTTTTACCATTTGTATTTTTTAATTTAGATGTTAATGAATTTAGTGTATGGGGAGATGGTTTAATAGATTTAATAGAGGATGAACAAAAATTTATGACAAGCATAATTAGAGGTGTTATTGATAATATGGCATTATCTAATAATGGTATTAAATTTATTAAAAAAGGTTCATTAGACCCAGTTAATTTTAATAGATTAATTGCTGGAGAACCAGTTGTTGAAATAAATACAACAGCTAAATTAAGTGATGTTATGGTAGATGGTTCTTTTAATGAATTACCATCAAGTGTTTATAATATGCTTCAAATAATAGAACAACAAGCTGAAGGATTAACTGGCATTAGTAGAGCTATGCAAGGTGTTGATATGACAATGATTAAATCTCCAGCTTCTAATTTTGGAGCATTAATGAACCAGGCGCAAATAAGATTGTATGATTTCATATTATCATTTCAAGCTGGTTGGAAAAGAATATTTTATATGTGGCTTAAATATGCAATGAAATATTTAAGTGATGATGAAATATTTGAAAGAACTGGAATATCAATACCAGATTTAAAATATAAAACAATTATGAAATTATCTAAAAAATATAATTTAGATAAATTACCTAACGATACAAAACAAAAAGCACTTATGCTAATAGAAAAAGAAGTATTTGATATCTTTAATAAAGAAGATATTAAATATGATGTTAAATTTAGAATAGGTACTGATGCATTAACTCAAATTAAAATATCTCAATTAAATATGCTTATGCAACAATTAATTCCTGTAGCCTCTTCTGGTTCTATTCCAGGTGATATAATAAATAAATTACTTGCTAAATTAGCTGAACTACTTGAATTCCCTGAAATTGCTGATGAAATAGAAAATTACAAACCTCAACCAAACCCAATGCAACAACAAATGATGAAACTTGAAATGCTTGAAAAACAAGCTAAAGCACAAAAAGAAATTGCATTAGCTAAAAATGCATTAGCAAGAACTCAAAATGTAGCTATTAAAACTCAAAAAGAAGCATTAAATGCACAAGTTGATATAGCTGATAAAGCTGGTTCAGCTAAATTAAAAGAAGCACAAGCACAAAAACTTAAAGCTGATGCTGTTAAAACAATAGCTGATATAACTAAATCTAAAGCTGAAGCTTTAAAAATATTAAAGGAAACAAATGAAAGAACAAATGCAAAGACTTCTAAACAATAAAGATTTTAAAGAAATATTTATTGATTATTATTTAGATAAAAGAATTAAAGAACTTGTATTTAATGAAAATTTAAAAAATGAAGAAACTATAGTAAAATTACAATCTATACAAGAATTAAGAAAATTTATTGAATATCTATTAGGAGAGGTACTATGAATGAATTAGAAAAATTTTTTAATCAAGAAACTTCAAAAGAATATGATGAAATTTGGAATAGTAAAGAAATTGATTTTAATAAATTAGAAGAAGAACCAACAAAAAAAGATGAAAAACAAGAAGAAAAAAAACAAAAAAAAATAGTTATAGATGGTAAAGAATATACTGAAGATGAATTAAAAAAGTTACTAAATAAAAAACAAGAAGATATAAATGAAAAAATTAAAAAAATATTTGAAACATTAGATGAAACATATAAAAATGAAATACTAATTAGCAAAGATACTAACGAACAGTTTATAAACGCTGTTAAAGAAGGTATTTTTGAAGAGTTATATCCTAAAATGATTGAAATAAAAAAGAATAATCCACTTTCTACATGGTATAACGCATTTCAATTAGCTTACAATAATATCAAGCCTAATAGGGCTGTAAAAGATAAATCTGATATAGATGAAGAAATTAAAAATAAAAAAGAACCAAAACAAGAAATTGGTTCTAAAAAAGATGAATATGATGAAATTTGGTCTAAAGATTTAACTATTAATGACCTTGAACAAATGTTGATAGAAGGAGTGTAAATTGGCTGCAAGTAAAATTGATTTATATAAAAAAGAAAGATACCAAGTAGTTGGTTCTTATGATGACACAAATGGAACAGATGTAACTAACTATATGAAAAAAACTGATGATTATGGTTATGAATTAAAAGAAGAAATTATTGTTGGATTAACAAACACTGATGGTTGGACTATTGACAATTCAACACTTAAAACACTTAAATATGGTGAAACTGCATCATACGCAAGTGGTTTGGGAGATGGTAGAAATGTAATTGTTATCGCTAAAAGTGATAATAGTTCTGTTCAAAATTATTATGATAATGTTCATGTTGAAATCACAGCTGGTGGTTAATAAAATAAATTAAAATAAAGGAGTTTAAATATGCCATTAATGTATGGAAATCAAGGTGATGGATTAGGAGCTAAACAACAAGCAGTATTAGACAGATTAATGACTGAAGGTGTAGCACAAAAAACTATTTTTGATAAATATGCTACTATGACTAAAGGTATTCCACAAAAAAGTGGAAGAACAATTATTTTTAGAAAAGCTGTTAAAGTAAAAGATTTAATGTTAGCAAACAAAATCTATAAAGAATATACTGGTAATGAAGAAGGACAAGGTGTAGCTACTTTAGTTGATAGAGATTATTATAAAGAGTTTATTCTTACTGAAGGTGAATCAGGAAGTGAAAGAAGTTATGGAAAATATATTGAATATCAAACAGATATTTTTCCTATTGGTTTCTGGTCTAAAATTACTGAAGAGGTATCACTATTACATGATATGTGGAGTTTAAATGGATATATTCAAGAACTTACAGAAGTTGCATCATATATTATTGATGGATTTTATAGAGATTTATATATTAATAGTGCTGGTCATCAAATAGATATTAGTGGTAATGATGATGGAAGTAATAATTTTAAAGACAGTGCATTTACAGATGCAAATAGAAAAGTTGCAATGCAACTAAGACTAAGTGGTGCTAAATATGTTAAATCAATTTTAAGCAATAGTGCTAATTATGGAACTATTCCATTAAAAACTAAATATGTAGCTATTGTTAATCCATTAGCTGAATTTAGTTTAAGAGAAAATCAAGATTTTATTCCAGTTGAAAAATATCCTCATACAACACAAGTTATGGAAGATGAGATTGGTTCTATTGGTGAAGTTAGATATGTTTCAAATGAAAATATGTTAATTGAAGAAATTGATAGTTCAAGTGCATACGCTTATGCTTTAATTATGGGACAAGACCATACAGCAAATATTCCTCTAAGAGGTAAAAAAAGAATCGAAACTATTGTTAAAGGTCTTAATAGTGGTGATAAATCTGACCCATTGAATAGATTTCAAATCGTAGGGTTTAAATCTTGGTTAGGGGCATATACAATCAATCCTGAAAGACTTGGATTAATTAAAGGTAAAATCAACTACTAATTGATTTAACCATAGAACCAACTTCCTACTTGGTTCTTTATTAAATCAATTAAATTTAAAGGAGTGTATTAATGGCAAGAAAAATAGATAAAAAAAGAGTTATTGTTAATCCAGCAACAGATAATGCACATAAAGAGGGATTTGTAAAAATCAATGGAAAAATAATTCCATTTGGTGTTCCAGTTATATTAGATGAACAAGATATATTAGCTATTAAAAGGATTAAAGAACCGAAGAGGATAGATAATGGAATAGATGTTAGACAACTTATGGACCAATTACAATTACCACAAGAGAAAGTAAATCAATTACTTAGAGAAAACAAAGATATGCAAACAAATTCAAAAGTTAAATATGTAAGGAAATATATAGTATCAAAGGTTTAATATGGATAATATAAGTCAAGATTTATTATCAATTAATTTTAATGATTTAGAATCATTATTTAGTTCAAATGATAATTTTGATTTAAATACTGATTATTCAGACTTATCATCATTAAATCCAAGTAATGATGTAATAAATTATTTTGATGAAAGCGTATATGACATAGATTTATCAGATTTAGAAAATCTAAACGAAAATGATTTTTTTAATACTAAAAACAATTTTAATGAAAATAATCAAATTACAGAATATCAATCAATATTTAATATTGATAATAATAACAAACAAGATAACTATACACAAACAGATATTATAAATCTAAATGATTTTATAAAACCACTTGATTCAAATAATATTCAAAATACAAATCAACAATTATTTAATAATAATCAATCGTTTTTTGATGATTATAAAAAACAATTAGATAGTTTAATAAAAAATTTAAATAATCAACCAAAAATAGATACATCTTTTATGAATGATACGGCTAATTTTCAAAAACAAATGGCACAAAATTATTATAATTTAGCTTTAAACCAATTTAATGAAAAAAAAAGAGAATTTGATGAAATGCTAAAACTTCAACAACAATTAATAGACCAAAAAAATCAAGAAATACAATTAGGTTGGCAATACTATAATATGGCTAAACAACAATGGGAAACTAAATTAAATGAAATTCAACATTTACAACAAGTAAGACAAATAAATAATCAAAGATTTTTAAGCGAGGATTAATATGGGAGTATTACAAAATTTAATTGGTTCATTAAATGATAGTGGATATGCACAATTATCAATACAAGCATTAAGACAAGCTGACCAAAATGTTATGATGCAAGAAAAAATATTTAATGATATTGCATCACAAATACATCCTGAACAAACAGCACAATTAGCATTACAAGCATCAAATAGTGCTACTAATACAGCTTACAAAGAATCTAATCTACAATTAGAACAACAAAGAGTAAATATACTTAAAACACAATCAATAGCTAATATCATAAATATGAAAGCATCTTTAGATATGAAAATGCAAAAATTATTAGCTGATGAAGAATTAAATAAAATGAAAGAAGCATTAGTATATCAACAAACAGTAGGACAAATATTAAAGAATCAAGGATACAAAATACAAAATGCTTTTAATGCAAATAAAGTAAATACACAGGTTGGCAATGCTAATAATTTAGTTTCAATTCAATTGGACCAAAATGGTAATGCATACTATACTAAACCTAATCCAAATTCATCATTGGTTCTTGAAATAAATGCAAATAATAAAAAAGCATTATTAGATGCTAAAATAATGAATGACGCAATAAAACAATGGAATAATGGAGATAAAGTAGGAGTAGCTACTGATTTATCTATATTAAAAGGAAATCCAAATCAAACTTATAATGGACAATTAAATGACATTAAACTCAATTTAGCTAAAACACATTTGTTTGTAATGCAAAATGGTAAAGATAAAGCTATTGAAGAATATACAAAACAATTTATAGAACAAGGTTATAAAGAAGATGAAGCAAAACAAAAAGCTATTATTTGGGTTAATAGTTCTTTAATGTATTCTCCATTAGCTTCATTGCAAACAAAACAAAAAACAATATTTGATAGAAGTGTAGCAAATCAAGTAAAACAATCAATAGTAAATACTTATACAAATGGAAATAAACAACAAGCATTACAAGCTACATTAAATATATTTTCAAAATACAATTATGATTATGATGCAATTTCTAAATCTCCATATAAAGAATTATTATCATTTTTTAAAAATCCACAAGAAACTTTAACAATGTACAAATTTACAAATATAATTAAAAGTTCTAATTTAGAACCAAAAGTAAAACAAACATTATTAACATTAAATAATACTATCATGAGTGGAAATATTAATAATAAAGAACAATTAATAAAAGGATTAAATGTTCTTGAACAAGTTGGTTCTAAGACATTAAATCCAAAAGATTATGGAAGATTAATTAATGGATATATAACAAAATTACAACAATACAAAGAAAATGGAAAAATAGACAACAATACATTTGATATATTAAGAAAATCATTAAATGAATTAAAAGCTGTTAAATACGCTAATGAAGCTATAAAAACAAATAACTTTAATGAATTAAAAAAA